GCTGGTTGGGGTGATAGGTTGGCTGGGTTTTATTGTGGAGAAACTACAAAATCATTCGTTGGGATTGACCCCAACTCTACCAATCATCCAAACTATAAAAGACAAGTTGAGTTTTATAAAAAACATCAAACATTCTTCGAGGAACAAAAACAAGTAGAGTTAATCTGTAGTCCAGCAGAAGATGTGGATTACTCAAAATATGAAAATTATTTTGATATGATATTCACTTCACCACCTTATTTTGATGTCGAAAAGTATAGTGATGAGGATACGCAGAGTTACAAGAGATACACCACAATCGATAGCTGGAATGAGAACTTCTTACACAAGACCATTGGTAAATTGATACCGACATTGAAGAAAGATGGAACACTTGCTATAAATATTGCAGATGTCTACCACGAGTCCGTGAAAGGTTATGTTGACATTACAAATTCCATGAATGACTTTATAAAATCACAAGGACTAAAATATGAAGGGTGTATCGGAATGGAAATGACTAAAAGGTTTAATTCTGCTGGTGCTGGTAAGGCAGTAAGTGATTACTACGCCGATAATTTAAAAGAAAAGGCAAAGATTACAGAGAATATGGCATTTGGTGAACCGATTTGGATTTGGAAAAAAAAGTGATTAACAAGTTGGATGATAATATTTATTAAAAAAGAGGTTATATGACAGAACACACATTATGGGTTGAAAAACATCGACCAAAAACACTCGATACATATATTGGAAATGAACAACTGAAAAGTAAAGTTCAAGTTTATTTGGATAGTGGAGATTTACCACATCTTTTGTTATTTGGTAAGGCTGGAACTGGTAAGACCACATTAGCCAAATTACTCGTCAATAATATAGATTGTGATTATCTATACATCAACGCTTCAGATGAAAATAATGTGGAAACCGTCAGAAGTAAGGTCAAGAACTTTGCCTCCACTATGGGATTTAAGGATTACAAGGTTATTATCTTGGATGAGTGTGATTACATCACACCTAACGCACAAGCCGCCCTTCGTAATCTAATGGAAACATTTAGTAAACATTGTAGGTTCATCTTGACTTGTAATTTCGTAGAGAGAATAATTGACCCGATACAATCTCGTTGTCAATCTTTTCAAGTGATACCACCAAATAAGAATGATGTAGCAAAACATCTACATAATATATTGACTCAAGAGAATGTTAGTTACAATAGAGAGGATTTAGGTATATTAGTTAATAGTGGTTATCCTGATATCAGAAGAGTTATCAACGGAGCTCAAAGACAATCACTTGGTGGTAAATTAACAATTGATAAACAGAGTATCGTTGAGAATGACTACAAGATGAAGTTGTTGGAGATACTCAAGACACAAGATAGAAAAAACGCCTTCAAGAACATTCGTCAGTTGATGGCAGACGCAAAGGTTACAGACTTCGCAGACTTATTTAGACTTTTATATGACGAAGTTGATAGTTATGGTAAAGGTCATGTAGCTGATTGTATCTTGATTATTGCTAAATATGAATTAAGTGATTCACAAGTGGTGGATAAAGAAATCAACGCCATGGCTATGTTGATAGAAATTTTAAGTGTTATTAAATAAGGAGTTATAATGTACTTTGAAGCAACTGTTGTATTCATAGAAGAAATACAAATGAAAAATGGTGTCAAAGAAAAGAAAGTCAGAAGAAGTTATTTAGTGGAATGTGATTCGGTTAGTGTTGCAGAAGCAAAAGTAAATGAATGGTTAAAAGATTCGGCGTTCGTCTTTGAAACAATCTTAGTTAAACAATCAAAAATAGTGGATGTAATAGAATAATGGAAAGACATTGGGGTGAGAAATCACCGAAAAAAACAAGTGTAAACTCGTCTGCCAAATCAGAGAAACATATTTCGGTTCACGAGAATAAAATTTATTATTATTCAAGTGTCAATCGAGATAGTGCCGTAGAACTTAATAAGAAAATAGGTGAGATTGAATCAAAGAGTTTAACATTATGTAATACTTTAGATTTAGACCAACCACCTACTTGTAGAATATACATAAATTCAGGTGGTGGTTCAGTTGTAAGTGGTATTTCATCTATGGATACAATATTAAGAACAAAAGTTCCAATTCATACATATGTAGATGGATTTGCCGCTAGTGCAGCAACATTCCTATCTGTGGTTGGTAATTATAGATTTATGAGTAGAAACTCGTATATGTTGATTCATCAATTATCAAGTTCATTTTGGGGTACATATTCCAATTTTGAAGACGAGAAGCAAAATCTTGATTTGATGATGAAAACTATCAAAAATGTGTACAAAAAATACACAAAAGTTCCAATGAAAAAACTTGATGAGATATTAAAACACGATTTACTGTGGGATGCAGAAACTTGTTTAAAATTTGGATTGATTGATGAAATTATTTAAGGAGTAAAAATGGCTAAAAGAAAATTTAGACCACAAGGTGGTCAACCCAAACCTGAACCTCAAGGTGTCAAACTTGATTTATCACAGGCGGATACAATGAAGTGTGAAGATTGTGGAAACTATGTTTGGATAAAGGCAACTATAATTAAACGAATATCTGCACTTATGAGTCCAACTGGTCAAGAGGCACTTGCACCAATAGATATCTATAGTTGTGGAAATTGTGGTAAAGTACCATCGAGTATGTTGAAAGATGTTGGATTAGAGGTACAACCTAATTTGATGGGGTGATGAATAATACTATTGAGTGTCTAACACCAGATGTAAAATGGTTTACAAGAACCTTACCACCATGTGTCATTAAATACAAAATTAAAGATGAACAATTATTATCGTCTTTGATAGATGCTGTAGATTCAGATGGTGATAGAATGAGACATCAGACAAACCTAGCATGTGCTATGACAAGTTATAGGTCACAAGAATACTCAACTCACAAATCATCCTTTGAAAATACAATAAACCTATTTTCGGACATATTCGAACAAAATAACTTAAAGATAGAGGTAGTCGATATTTGGGTGGCAAAATATGTTAGTCAAGACTATGCTAAAAAACATAATCATGGTGATGCTTTATGGTCTTTTTGTATTTATTTAAATGAAGGTAAAGATTTTCCACCAATAGAATTAGAGGGTTATGGTAAGGTAAAGGCCGAAAGGGGACTTGTAATATTTTTTCCCTCTTGGGTTTTTCATTGGGTAGAATCTAAAGAATTTGAAGGTGCACGATATGTATGTGCAGGTAATATTTATACTAAAGGTCAAAGATGAATCAAGTTATACCTAATATAATAGGCCCATTAATTTATTTAAACGCCGATAATTTTTTATTAGAGGACATTTTATCAAACGAAGATTATTTTGAAAATGATGGATTTCATGAAATAATCGAACATCATTTGAGTAATTTTGCTCAACACATAATAAAATCAGGTTTCAGTTGGAATTATAAAGAGCATCCTAATTTATCTAAGGATAGAGTATTACAAAAATATAATTTTTATTATAATTTTAGTGATAAAAAATATAATACAAAAATTTTTTACTATCGTTCATTTTTACAGGATGGTATTGATACATCACGAGGAATGGAGTTCATGTACAAACCAAAAGGTTTTTTTCAACGAGAGGTTACGATTTTACCCAAATTAAATGACAAATCATTATTTATTTTTGATGATTCTTTTGAGGCCAGTATCAATCCAACATATCAATGGAGTTTAGATGTGACATTAGAAAAAAAATCAGGTTATAAAAAAATATATCAAGGAGAACAATATGATAAGAACACAATTAGGACTTAGAAACTTATCAGACCCAAATACACATAAAGAACACTTCCCTTTCGCAGTAGAGGCTGCATTTAGTGGATTCGAACTAAAGAGACTTAAAGAAGTTCTAAAATTTGACCCAAATAACAGAGAAGAACCTGCCATGACAACTGGTGATGCAACATTTGGATTTGTAGGTGAGGAATCTGAACGGAAGGCCCATCAGATTACTATTCCATTTGTCGATGAGTTAAATTGGTTTTATGAAAAATTAGAGGAATTAGTATTTCAGGTTAACCAATCGGTTTACAAATACGAACTTTCGACAATGATGGAACCATCTATATATTTGAGGTATGATGGTAAAGAGGGTGGTAAATATGACCCACATATGGATATGGGAACAAATTATCCAACTTCTCTGAGAAAATTATCATCAACTATTTTTATCAACGATGATTATGAAGGTGGTGAACTAATTTTTGATGGTTTGGGAAAGGATGCCGATGGGAAAGACATTGTCTACTATCCGAAAACACCTGGCACAATAGTTTTCTTTCCATCATTTTTGATACATGGTGTAAAACCCGTAACTAAAGGACAGAGGTATTCAATTGTGACTTGGTTCCATGGCCCCCCTTTTGTTTAATAAATTTATCGTAATCTTATATTTATAGACATGAAAAACATATTTGATAAATTAGTTTATAAACACATCATTGGTAATTTTGTAAATCATTTCAATATGGAGTTTTTTGAGGGTATTGTTCAATTAAAGAGAAACGAAGCCCTATTGTTTTGTCATGATATTATACCTCAGAATACTACTCCATATATTACTGAAATCAATACTAATACAGCCGTTGATGATGACCTTGTAGAATGGTTTGATTACGAACCCATAATTCTTGCCACAAAAAAATGGCAGTATGATAATGTAATTGTTTTAGTGGAGAAAAATGAATCCAATATCATTGAAAACGGAAAGTGGTACAAACAACTTCAAAAAGAGTGTGAAAAACATGGTAAAAATGTTCGTATTAAATCATGTCTAGCAGAAACAGATATTTGGGATTTTGATTACAATAAACAACAAGATTTCATTATAAGAATAGCTTGGGATAAGAATTGTCTAATAGATAAATTTGCAGCAAACAAATACAAGTTCAAAAAATTCATGACCGAACAAAGTATAGCAACACCAAAATGGTCAACCGATTCAAGTATTTATGAAAAGGATAAATTTTTTGTATTCAAGGATTCTAAGGTTGATAAAAAAGTAGGAATCTCGATAAAAAAATTCTCAACCAAAAAAGAGTTTACAGAATATTTAAAAGATTTTGACTATGTTGAGGAGTATATTAAAAGTGATGTAGATTTCCAATGTGGTTCCCAAGTAGAAGTAAAACATTATTCAATGTATTATAGAAATTTCTTTTACAACATGACTCCAAATATTTACACTCAATTATTCGATTATAAAAAACACGATGACCAATTAGATTTGAATCGTATAGGGTATGCTAACTTCTTATACAAAGATGACATTGGTAAAGATTATGTAAACTCAAATGTTGATTTAGTGCATCCATTTCATTACAAGTTCATTCGAATAAATGATAAGTTCGATTTTTCACATTCCTCATCTATACTTGTTTATCAATATAAAAGAGGAGAATTTAAGCCTGTTCATTTGATAGAAGTAGGTGATGTATTACTTAGAAATGATGAAAAAGTTATCGTTGAAACTATTGAAATTATTGAAAAACAAATTAGAGTAAAAGCATTACAACATGAAGATAATGTAATCGAATATAATGGATTTCAAATACAAGCAAAACACGAAAATTTTATAAGTGGTGTCGATAGTATAATCACAGACCCATTTAAAGGTCAACAAGTTTTAAGTTCCAAAGAAGAAGAATTAGTATCTGCAATAATGGCTAAAGCAAAAGACGCGGAAATGCCAGAAAGAGTTGTGGAAATTACTTTTGAATGTCAAGGAACATTTTTTACAAGTGAATTCTTATTCGAAAAACCACTCAAGGTAATAAACTCGATGGACTACGATATCCGTATGGATAGAACTGATGGTAGGGAAGAGTTTGGAACTCATAATACGGCAGGTGTAGAAAGGAAGGAACCTACTTTTGGTTGGGCTTCTTATGACCCTAAACTTACTTACGAACTAAAACATATGAATGTAATGAAGTTACGACCTGGTATGGTTTGTTTGACACCAAAAAGAAAGGATATGAAAATTATTCGTGGTCTGTATGGTGGATTTGTACCATGTAAAGTCGTGAGTATCAAAGAGGTGCCAGGTAAAAAATCACATTGGGATATTTACGATATACTACCTACAGAAAATTATTTTATGAACAGACTTCATGTTCACAATGGGCCAGCAAATTATTCATTAACAAGTGGGCCAGTTTTGATGGGTCATTGGGATATATCACATCCAAGTAGTTTTAGTTCACCTGACGATACAGTATTTGATTTGACATCACGACTGAATGCGGATTTGACTATACATCAAAATCTACCAGCACCACAAATAAGTCCCAATCAAACTACGAATGTTTCTTCACAAAATCATAATCCCATAGTGACATCATATTTTCCAAATCCTGAATTTAAGGCCATTAATTTTACCACAAGTTTAAAGGGTGCGAGACTTACAAGACAACCAAGTAACCCATATCATGAACAATATGCATTTAACTCACAATATCCAATGTCAGTATTGTGGAGTAACGCTCTATCAGACTTTACAACCAGTGGTACATCATTTCCAGTACCTGGCATTGGAGCACCGAACTCTCCTACGGCACGAAGATGGAGTACTTGTAATCCTGGTACAAATTGGGATGTTGTCCTATCAGATGGTGGTAATACAACAAACTCAAGATGGATGGTATATAATGGAAATGGTTACGAAGCAGTTCCAACAGGTTTTCTTTGGAATGGAACTTCAGACCAAACTGGATACGGACACACCATAGGTGACCCAAAGAGTGGTACTACGAATAACTTTGTACAAAAATTTAGATTCACCACTTTGATTTCAGACCAAAGTTCACCATATTATACACTTTATGGAAATTGGAAACAACCTTCAACATTAGTTGCAGGTTCATTTGGTAATTCTTTCAATGTACCAACACCAGCCGCAAACCCACGAGCTCCAAGTCAAAATTTCGCGTTCGGTGGACATGGATATCCAAATCCAACCACAAATGAAGGTGCATTTGCTTGGAATATTGTGATGATGTATCATCAAGGTAATACACAAGCTGCAAGTCAATTCCTTCAAATATTTCAAGGAAGCCCAAATTCAAAAATGTATTATAGGTCTGATAATCCTGGTTTGACTGGTTCACCAACATATGATGGTTCGGGTCCATAATGAGTAAGAATTTACGCATAAGTGGATATGTACTAATGAATACGGCATCATTGGATGATTCAGGTTCAGTTAGTATAGAGGCACAAGATTATGGATATCCTAATTACATTTCAAGTTCATTTTCAGCTTCGGTTGAATTTCAAGATACACGAACACCAATATTAATTACTGAGGTTATTGACCAAAAACCTGCTGTAAGTTTTGGACATTTTAATTGGACATTTAGTGATTTGACGGATGTTACTGGTAGTTGGAATTATTATTCTCAATCCATACAAAGTGATGATTTGAAAACTGCAATTATTAGTAGTTCTAATATGAGTGCTTCTCACTTTGGTGAGGTCTACATATTTCGAGTTGAAGATAGCGAACATTACTTTAGTAGTGACACAGATTATGATGTTGGAGATTATAGAAAGTATAGAAATTTCGAGGATGGTGTACTGTTAGAGAGTTATTTATTACCAGTCACGAAATCAGACGGGCCTTATTCAATACCACCGTGGAGTTAATGTGTTTAATAAAAATGGTTATGAAATTCGTAGAGATGCGATAGATACTAAAACACTGGATTTAGTGTATGAGTATCACAAATTAAAAGTAGAAAATAATGAGTTCGAGATAGATACTGCACAAGTAACTGGAACCATCACAATGTATGGTGATACATTAAATGATTCAATTTTAAGATGGTCATTACCATTTGCTCAAGAAGTGATTGGTGAAGAATTATATCCTTGTTATAGTTTCCTAAGAATTTATAATAATGGAGATATTTTAGAACCTCATTGTGATAGACCATCATGTGAGTTTAGTGCAACATTACCAATATATTTTGATAAAAAATGGCCTATTATGATGAAAAAACACGATTTTGAAAAATATGGTGAGGATTATTTAACCCCATCATTGGAAAAAAATGAAGATGGTTCAATTGAAAATGATACGATAGCAGTAACACTTAATAGGGGTGATATATGTTTTTATGAAGGCACAAAAATGAATCATTGGAGAGACCCATTTATGGGAAATGATTGTGTACAATTATTTATACATTATGTCAGAAAAAATGGTGAACACTCAAATTTCAAATACGACCAAAGAGATAACCTTGGTTTACCATCTGTAAGTGGACACTCTTTGATGGATGCTAGAAAAAAATACTTAGAATCATTTTTTGATGATTAAATACCGAAGAGACTTAAAAAATTATCAGTTTTATAATACACCAAATCAAGTATCGTGTTGGAAGAAAATAGACGAAGTTAAACTTCAATCTGCAATAGACCTTTTCCAAGAGGAACTAAATTGGGATAAAATGTGGAATGTGGAAGATGCCAAACAGAGATTAGAAGATGGTTGGTTATTTTCGGTTCTTGAAGTAGATGATAAACTTAGAGGTTGGTATTGGTTAAACTACGAAACCAAAGAGGGTTTGAACTTGTATGTACATAAAGATTTCAGAGGTCATGGTTATGGGTTTGGATTAATAAGTTATATTATTACTGCAGCAAAATTAAGACAATTAGAATATGTGTGGGCACAAGTGGATGAGTGGAATAAGGTAAGTCAAGAATTATTTTTGAGGTGTGGATTTTTAAATGAATAGATTTATGTTATTGTCCATGAAAAGGACAGGTTCTAATCATCTATTGAACGCTATACAATCTATTTCCGATAAAAAAATGGTTTGGTTTGACGCACAACCAAAATTTTGGGAGTCATTTGGTCTATCATTTGGGAAAGACATTTGGAATGCTAAAATAATTGATTGTTTTGATGAGTTATATGATAATTATTTTGGATGTAAGATTAATTGGGATGAACCATCATTTTTTGAAATCATAGATGAATTAATTGATTATCCTGTTAAGAAGATTATATTATATCGTGAAAATATTTGGGAAAAAGTTATATCAGAAGAATTAGCAATACAAACAAACCATTGGATAGCTCCCATCGGAAGACATAGAGTCTATAAAGAAGGTTATGAGTTTGATGAAATTGATGTTGATGTTGTAAAAAATAAAATAAAAGATATAGAAAATAAGGTTCAGTATATTCTCAATAAAAAACAAGAATTTATTGTTCTAAAATATGAAGATTTATTTTCGAGGAATACTTATACAAATACACACAAACAAAATTTTAAAGATTTACTAATAAAATTAGGTGTTAGTTATAATAATCAAGTTTTTGAGAATGTGGTTGGAGATTTGATGAAACCAAACGCTTGTTATAAAACAGACAATACATATAATTACATAAAGAATATTTCTGAACTCAAAAAGTTAAGATGAAAAAAATTGATAAAAATTTTCCTATTTACGAAGTAGAAAACTTATTAAATTATGATAATTACGATATTGAATTATTAAAGAAAAAATATATAGAGGAACATAAGAAAAATTTAAATCCTGAAAAGGGTTTTAATGCTGTAGTTGATTTTGATTCAGAAATACTTGAAGACTTAATTGTAGAATTCACTAAGCTGGTGAATAAAAAATGGGGTGGAATTGATGTCATTAAGAGTTCTTACATAATGGTAAACAATGAAGATTTTTGTCCTATAAATTGGCACAATCATCTTACGACTTCTGATATAGTTGGTGTTTACTATTTTAGTGTACCTAAATCAATGAAAGGTGGGAATATATCTTTTCAAACTGATGATTATGATTTATCACACAGACCCAAAGAAAATTCACTTTTAATATTTCCTGATTGGATGTTACACACGACTAATTACATTCAAGGAAAAGAACACAGAATATCAATAAACATAGAGGGAATTTATGAATAAGATAATGATAATGTTTTTGATGATGTTTACTATTGCTTCGTCTCAAACTGCAACAATAACAAATAGTGTAATTGGATACACAACAGTCGGTGATTCTGTATCTTTTGAAAAACCATCACTTTGGTCATTCATTAAGGATGATAATTCAAAGTGGATGGCTTCTCTTTGGATTGATGCACCTTGGGCTAGTGAGGTTGTGTATGTAGAGGAATTGTTCTACAAACCTTATAGTGATAAGTTTACTATTGGTTTAGGTAGACAAGCAATTCCATTTGGTTCTAATGTACCATACTTAGATTTAACAAGAGGCGATAGATTTACTTACGCTACACCAACATCCAATGATGCTGGACTCTTGTACTTCGGAGATGGTGTTAGTGTCTATGGTGGAGTTGGTAAATGGTTTTTAGAAACCTATTATGGTAACGACATCGAAAACGGATATGATGTATTGACTACTGCAAGACTAAGTTATGAGGTAGGTGATGTTCATTTCATCGGTGTATCAGTTGATAATCAAGACAGACAAGTTCTTGATGTAAGTGGATATAGTAAATATGTCGACTATGTCACAGAATTTAGAGAAGATTACCAATGGGGTAGAGCTATTATCAAGAGTGGTAAGTATGGTCTATCAGCCCTAGCAGGTTTTGAAAGAACAGAGGATGAAACACAGGCACTATATGGTCTTGTGTATCAATATGGAGAACCTAATCAATTTGTTTCTGCTGAATTTAGTGGAGAAGGTGATTTAAAGGTTAAGTTGTATTATGGTTTTAACTTAAATGTAGGAAATAAAAATGACTAAATTTTTAAAAGGATTTATAGCAGCAGCAATTGCAGTATTCGCTTGGTCAACCCTTGAGGTCACTGGTAGTTTTATATTTGCAGAAGGAGCAGGGCCTGTATCGGTTTTATCGGTTAGGTTTCTAATCGCCACACTATTGTTTGGTGGAGTGATGTTGTGGAAGAAACAGACAACAGGTGAAAATCTGTTTTATGTTGAGAAGGAAGATAGAAAACAATTTTTGATTAATGGTGTAATATTGGCAGTACACTTATTGGTGTATTGGTTTGCTTGGGAATTACTTGACCCGAACCTACCTGTTATCTACGCAATATTCTATATGTATCCATTTGTACTATGTTTGATTTCCATATTTTACTATGGAGAAAAGTTCAGTAATGGTAGAAAGATAGCATTAGGATTGGGAACACTTGGTTGTATGTTTGCTATTGAATTGATACCATCATTCTCAACAGAAGGTTTGAACGCAAAGGGTATATTATTAGATGTAGCAGCCTGTTTGACTTGGGTAGCGTATCTAATAGTAGGACAAGGTATTATGAAAAAATATAAACCACTTACGATTGTATTTTATGACTTTCTACAAGTGTTTGTATATGTTTCATTATTCCAATCACCAATGACAACACTTTCAGAGGTAACATTCAATGGTCTGTTAGCAATCGCATACATTTCAGTAGTTGCAAGTTTTATCGCATACTTCTGTTATTGGATAGCTGTAAAGAATATTGGAGCTACAAATACAGGTTTAGTTGAATTGGGAACACCAATCTTTGGAGTGACACTTGGTTATTTTTTCTTATCGATGACACCATCATTATGGCAGATACTTGGACTTGTAATGATTTCAAGTGGATTGTTTTTAGTTTATAAGGAAAAAGAAGTAGTATATGACCAATAAAGACTTCGTAATAGATTGGTTCGAAAATCATATTTGGGCACGACCATGGCCTTCAACAATATGTGATGGTTGTGGTAGTATTGCAATTAGAGACATTCCGAAGGGTACGAGTGTGTATGACAAATGTGATAGAAGTGTTAGAGTTTGGGTGGATTGGGAAGATATTTCCCATTTCCCCCAAGGTCTAATTCAATGTATTTATGATTGTCAAATTAGTGTAGGAACAAAACCAAACAATAAAGACTTCACTTGGAAAAAAGAGTATGGTAAAATATGGATGTATACCACCGAAGGTCTTAATTTTCAATCAAATTGGTTTTTTCAAAATCACTCAGATACTCCTAATCTTAATGTGGAAGTAGTTGGTAGTAGAGATTTCAAATATGTTACCAATTGTGATATTAAAAAAGGGGAAGAACTTTTCGAAGACTATACCGATTACAGTAGTTGGAATGGGAAACCAAGTTAGATATATTGACTTAGGATTAGTACCAAAAGAAGTCTACACGGGCATTTGGGAATATCAAAATGTAGTTGATGTCCAAGAGCCTACAATAATATCATTTTCATTAGAGAAAAAAATTCCAGTATTCTTTGGTGTTTATCCTGATGACATTACACATATCTTAGATGAATTAGACGAAAAAGTTAGGATTTTTGATGCCATAAACTCACCACCAGCCAAAGATGAGAATGGGAAATTATTAATCGACCAAGAACTTGGTGTACCAACAACTGCATTTTATCTTGAGGGCCCTAAGATAACAAATATAATGTTATTAACAAAAAGAGACCAAGACCATGTCTGGCCTTTATTCCAAGATGCTATATCTGAAGAGGCTACTAAATTTAATATACAGACTAAGTGGAACTCAAGAAATGATGGTCTATTTCTGAGTGATGGTTATTGGAAGAAATTTGTTGGTGGTGGAAAAGTAGATGTGTTCGATTGGACAGAGACAAATATGACAATTAGTTATGATTTAGACATTGACATGGCAAACAAAATCAGAGAGTTGGATTATAAAAAAATTTTGAAGGCAGTGGTGCTTGATAAAAAAAATTTTACTGGTGATATGGGATTAATCATGGGTGGTTTGTTTGATGAGAACCCATCAATAGTCCAAAATAAATTTACATCTGATGTAATCGATAATATTTCTTCAAAGATAAACTATGAGGTAAAAAAAGATAACCTTACTAATGAAGAATTGAACAATGTTATTAATAGAGGTAACATTAGGTTGTGGGACAGAGAGTGGATGTATAAGGGTCGTGATATGCATTATAAAGCATAATTTGAAAAATTATCTAACTAATTATCTATATGAAAACAAAATCTTTGTTTGACCACATCACCCACATAACATCTAAACAGACTAAAAACTATTGGGAAAACTTAAATGATGCCGATAGAAAGACTTGGTCTAATTATATGGTTCATAGGTTTCTTTCCATGAATATGAATTGGGTTGATATCGTCAATGAATTACAAAAATATAAATTAAAACCAAAGGACTTATACCGATTGTATACTGAAATACTACCAAAGGGTAAGCAATGGTTACGATACACTAAAGGAAAAAAGGTTATGAAACATCCACAATGGGTAGTAGATATAGTTACAAAATATCATCAAGTCAGTACAAAAGAAGCTAACGAGTATTTGGAAATATATTATAGTTCCGAACAAGGAAAGGCCGAATTAAAATCCATACTTCAAAAATTTGGAACTGAACCGAAGGAAATTAAAAAACTAAATCTTCCCTAATGGCCAGAGTAAACTATGAAACTCTTGGTAAGCTCATCGATGTTGATGAGAGAGACTTGGAGTTTGAAAGGGTTACCAATTCAATAGATGTTACAGATAGAGAATATGGTGTTCAAGTCATATTTGATTACTATCGTAGACATGGATTCCCCCACTACACAATTCGTGAAGAGGAAAAACACGACCATTTAAAGAAACTGAGAAAGTTTGATGTCGATACGATATTCAAAGATAATCAGATTATTCAAACTATGCACGGATTGAGATTATGTTGGACTTACCACCCACACTTTTGGGAAGTAGTATGTGGTAGTTCTAAAAGGTCACCTATGGAGATTTTCTTAGATGATGATATGTTTAAATCAACGATTCGTAAGTGTTGGAATTGGGAACAGAAACACTACAAGGGTGAAGACCCAAATGGTGAGAGAAATGTATTTCATGAAAATAGACTCAGACAATCAATAAAAATTTATAGTGGTACTCAATCCGTTAGTAACTTTAGACCGACAGCTGCAAAATTAATATATGAAAAGTTCGGTGGAGATGGTGTAGTTTGGGACATGAGTTGTGGTTGGGGTGGACGACTATTGGGTGCACTATCATCCAAAAAAATTCGGCATTATATTGGCACAGAACCGAGTTCTAA